GATCGGCCTTGAGGCAGCATTGCTGGCTTTCAGGTAGGTATTGAGGGCATTAGTCGCGTTCTGAGTCGCTACGCGCTTTTGCTCCGCTTCACGCTCAGCCTTTTGCTTGGCAAGCATGGCGCGGCGTTCTTCCGGGTTAGCAGCCAGCATTACTGCGCGTTCTTCGTGGCTTGCGGCGTCACCGTTCGCCATTTCAGACTCGTCAGACGTCATAACTGTGGTCAACCAATCTTTTTTACGCTGCAGTGTCTCTAAGCGGAAGTCATCAAAGGTTCCTTTACCGCAATAGTAATGCGCCCTGACGGATTCATTACTCGATCCTACGCGCGCGCCACGACCGTTACGTTGGTTAATACTCGCCGGTGTCCATGGGAAGGTTAAATGGTGAATGTCCGTTGTGCCTTTGTGAAGGTTAATCCCGACTTCCGCTTTCTTGTTACAGATAACGATAGGGGTACGGCCTTCATTGTAGTCAGCTGCGATACCTTCCATGCCGGACAGGCTTACATCGCTTTTGGCAGCGATATAGTCCTCGTATCGGGCTTTATCTGCGTAATACTTCTCCCAGGCACCATCTTTGTAGCCGTCTTTGCCTTCTTTCGGCTCAACCGGCTGCTTAACCGCTTTGATTTTTGGTCCACCAGCGCTTGCAACGGTAGTGGCGTTGATAATCCCTATCTGGCTGGCATCCATACCCAACGCTTGCGAAATAATGCGCTGTAACTTTCCGTGCTGCGTCTTTTCATCAATGAAGATGATCTGCTTTCCGTCTTCTAAACCCGTCTTGAGGTTTTCGATCAGCGCGGCATACTTTGGCGGTACCGGATGTGAGACAGTGCTGAGATCAATACCAGCATCAGTGATAGCCTGTAAGACCTCTTTTTCGAGCTCTACGCTTACTGTCAGTTCTAAGTAGGTCCCGTTATCACTAAGGGTTGTCGTGACTTCCTTTGACTGCTTGAGAGGGTTGTCACTGCTATTGTCGTCTTCGTCATCGTTATCACTGCCACCCGCTGAAAGTGGGAGTTTAGCGACTATCGCCTTTACCTTCTCTGCATCTTCTGGATTGAACTGAAAGCGCATCAGGTTTTTGTATAAATCAGGATCCAGAGAAACTTTGTCCATATCCCGGATGATGGAAAATATCGCATCGTCAGGCTTAGAATTTGATACGCCGGTGTCGCCATCGTCCATTTCAACCAGGGACACGCCATTACTGAGTAAGGTCGCCCGTTGGCGTAGCACCTCATAGGCTTCTGATTGCTCGTCAGTCATTGGAACGGCTACGGACTTCTCAATAATGTCCGGTATTTTGACGGTAGCTTTCACATCTGCAGCGGTTTTAATTGAGGCCCAACGATGGAAGATTCCGCGCAAGCCATCAAGGTTTTTAAAGCCCACTAGCCCCTGTTTCTGCTCGATAGCACCTGAGATCGCCTGAACGTCTACTGTCGCTGTTTCACCGAATACCCGTACAAAGTCGTCAGGCGTATAAACGCCCATTGCTTGCCACTCTCCTGCCGGTATAACGTGCGAAAGCATGTTAAATGCGTCAATTGGGGAGTTAACAAGCGGCGTTGCGGTTAGCATGACTACGCCACGACCGTTGTTCTTATTCATCAGGTAGGAAGACTTCACCGCCATATCACGCGAGATTTGCGACACGGCAGACGTTGGCAGGTATGCCAGCTGGCCAGCTTCACGCCCGGCAGAGAATGAGTTGCGGTAGTTGTGGCCTTCATCGGCGATCACACTGTCGAAATTCATGTCCTCAAAATATGGGACGTTCTGTTTTTTCGCGCTGCCGGTGTCGGCGGCTTTGTCTTTAAGGCGGTTAATCTTGCTCGCTTCACGGTGCGAGGATTTACCAATATCAACACGGCCTGATTCGATAGCATCGAATACGGCTTGCTGCTGGTTGGCCTCAATGGTTTCTTGGCGTAGTGGAATTGAGGCAAATTGCTCTTTGGTCAGGATAACGTTTCGCCAGTTAGACGTTGGGATCTGATTTAGGCGTAGCAGAATATCGGCGGCTGAGGACTCTTTAACCACATCACGTACTACCGGATTACCGTCTTTGTCTAAAACAATCTCGTTTTTCTCGTTACGTACGGGTGCGGTCAATGGCTTGCCATCTTCACCCATCACCACATCGAGGCCAACAAAGAGCATGTCGCTAAAGGCTTCGTCTGAATAGAACTCTCGCGCTTCGTGGTACCAGTTTTGATAAACCGCTTTAGGCACTACCGTTGCTGTGCGTTTAGTCCGGCCATTCTCAAAGTTGTACGCCTCAAGCGCTAAGCCGGTTGTCGTTTTACCTAGTCCGGTACCAAAGCCCATTATGCCCCGGCCATCTTCGGATAAGCGGCGCACTTCCTCGTTTTGGTGGCTCATTGGCACACGTTTACCACTAATCCCGGAAAGGTTTAGGCTGGCATCAGAATGAGCAAACGGAATGTAACCGTTAAAAGCATCGTTGTAGTCGTCTTCAACTTGCTCAGCACTGGCATGGGAAGCGATCCACTCGTTAAAGCTTTCTTCCATGCCAGCGATTTTGGTTAGGTACTTACCTGCATTGGTACCGCGTGGCTTCACGCCGTTTAGGTAGTTTTCTAACTGGTTTAAGAACCCATCAGAGTTATTTGCTTTCTTAAACTCTTTTTCACCGGTTTTCGGTGATACCACAGTGCGCATCTGGTAGCCGGTGAATACGCCATCTTTTCCGGCGTACCCATCCGTGGATAGGAGCTCGCCGTTTTGAATATCAAGGTCCGGCGTGGTGTACTTGAACTGGTCATAACCCTGATCCGCGAGAAACTCTTGGATAAGTCGGCGGTCAAGCCAGCGCGCATTGAGGTTGATTTTGATTTTTTTCAGCTCGATGCGCCCACGTTTGGCGTTGATTTCATCAATCTGGCGTAGGTAGTTATCCTGTTGATGGCCTTCTGGCACTGAATTTGCGAGCGCTAATAGCTCTTTAGCCCGACCACGGATATTTCCTGACGAGGCGCGAGTCATTGGCACCAAGTTGCCGTTGCCATCGAGGGCGATTTCTTTAAATTGCGCGAGGTAAGTTAGTGCCGCATCATCGTCTGCGGGTAGTTCGCCTGTAAAGTTAGCCCGGAATTCATCTAACGTGACCGGCGTTAAGCTTACCTGGCTAAAGAGGTGCGCCAAAACTTGCTCAGGCTCAGCAAAGTTAACCCCTACGGCCGCTTCTTTATCGAGCGTCCCGGACAGGAGCTCTGAAATCTCCCCGGTGGCTGAGATATTCCCCTGAAAGGCCAGCCATGCACGGGATTGCGGATCGGAAAGGTTTTTGGCCTTAATCGTGTCACACCGGCCGTACTGATCGTATTCAGCGGTAACGAGTTTCGCCGCATCAGAAAATATTTCTGCTGAGTCTTGACCTAACGCTGCCCTATCGGTGCCCTTGATTATCTCAAGGCCAATCAATCCACCCCGTAAAATACGGTCCTGATTCGCCGGTGATTGTTTCGCAGCAAACTGGATAACGGCATGAGTCTGTTCGTTAAGCAAATTAGGGTAGCTAGTCGCAATATTACGCAATTGATTGACGTTATAGCTCAGTAACCCTTGCGTTGAGGACGTCCGACCGCTCAATTCTGCATAGGTGGACGCGCCAAACTGCGTAGCATCGACAACGGTATCGTCAGAATTGACCTGTTTTACCCATGCTTCACCGTTAAATTCATGCCAAATACCGCCTACTAACCGCTTATCGCCCTCTTTCGCACCTTGGAAGGTGCTAGTCGGTGCGCTCAGTGCGTCATAATCAATGCGAGAATCAAAGCGGCGGGATAAAGCAGCCTTCATGGCAGCATCGGTGATCTGCGCGTCCTTTTTCACTACCAGCATGTTTTGGTAGTCGGTACGCTCCATTTCACCGTGCACGAATTTTTTACCGTCCTGTAAAAACCATTTACCCGTGAGGAATTCTGGCCACAGCACATTGGCTTGCTTCAATACCTTATCGGTACTGTCGTCTACGATCGCTTTCAATGCTTCGGTATGCTTACGCAGAACCCATACATCAACGACCGTTGAGGTTCCAGACTCCGCAAAGGTGCCAGACGGCATACGGTGCGCGCCTAGAAACTCGGCTTTACGTGATACCAGATCACGCAGTTTCTTACTCTTGGAGCTATCGGTCATACCATTAGGCACCACCAGCACAACCAATCCGCCAGGCTTAACCTTGTCGATAGTACGCAGGACAAAGTAATTGCCGATGTTCTTCTCTTGCGCATAGGCCGGATCCAGTTGAGCGAACCCTGAGCGCCCCTCACCAAATGGCACATTCCCCACAGCATGATCATAACTGCCGTCCGGTACCGCGCTGGCTAACTTCTCAAACGCCCCTAAATTCACATCATCTTCGGGGTGCAAAAGCTTGTTAATACGCCCTGATATTGGCGAGATTTCTGCACTCGACATAATCGCACTGCGCGGCTTGGTTTCTTGAAAGATACCCGTACCGGCTGACGGCTCAAGGACGTGGCCAGCACTCGCGCCATACTCTTTCATCAGGTCCCAAATACCTTCTGCCATAAATTGAGGCGTGTAGTATTCATACTGGCTTCCGCCTTCACCTTGCAAACCACCTTCCCCGGTGTACTTGGCAAGCACGGCGCGCTGTTTTTCTGTCAGGCTATTTCCGTCTGTCCCTTCTGGTAGGGAATTGAGTAGCTCCACGGCTGCATCGTTAGCATTGCGGCGTGTCTTTTGAAGGCTTACCCCGTCTAACTTAGTGATCCCATAAGGCACCACCGCGCGGGGAAAATAAGCGCCTTCCATTAAGCTAATCACCGCGTCAATTGACGAGGCATTAGCCAAAATATCTTTAACCGACATTGGTTCTCCAAATCACGAACTGCATAGGATTAATGCGATTAATGAATTTATGGAGTTAGTGATTTACATGGCCAAAATACCAAAGCCGATGAACGGCGTTGTAAAGTCACTCCGGCAGCTCTTTGGTGGGAATAGACCCACTTCTCAACCCTTTTATCTATCAACTGGTTCGTCCGTTGTTTCACGCTCTCCCATTGCAGGAACGCGCGGCCAGACAGAGGGTGAAGGGGCTATGTCCGGCAGTGGCGACAACATTACCAGCACGGCGGTTTTACCCGACGAACGACATTTCCAGTATGCGATATTTGAGGAAATGGCGAAAAGCCCGACCGTGAATTCGGCGCTGAGTATTCATATCACTTACGCCCTGGCGCCGGACAAAAAAACCGGGCGAGCTTTCGTGATAAGCCCGAAAGATATAAACGACAAGGAAGCGGTGGACCGGTGCGCGGAGTTATCGGCTGACTTAGGTGACATGATCAATACTCTATTGCCTTCCATGGCGATGATCATGTCTGTATTCGGTACGAGTTATTGCCGCCCGTATGCCACACAAGGCAAAGGCATTACCGGTATTGAGTCAAGCTTCTACACCCTGCCTTACTTTGTGCGCGAGTATTACCAGGGTAATCAGCTAATGGGTTTTGCGGGTGATTACATCACTAAGAAAAACTCAAGCGAGCAAGTGCTTTCCGAGCCTTGGCTATTGGTGCCGATGAAAACGCCTTTTTGGAAGCCTAGCGGCAAGCTAATGCCGGTTAATACCAGCACTCAGCCTTATTCCTTACTGGACGACCAGGAAGATAAGCAGGTTCAAGAAACGCAGAACTATGGCACCTCGTTTTTAGAGTCGAGCTATGAGCCATGGCTGAACCTTTGCGGCGCCTTAAAGGCACTCAAAGCCGTGCGCTATAACAGCGCCAAAATTGACCGACTGATCGCACTGGCAACTGACTCCCTTGATGTGGCCAACGCTGCAAACTATACCCGCACTATCGCGCAATCCCTCAAGCGTAACAGCGACATGCTAGAACGCCGTGCCACCAGCAACTTAGCTATGCCAACGGTTATGAACCATCTAATACCGGTTATGGGTAACGGTAAGAATGGGATCACAGTCGATACGCAGTCCATCCCTGCCGATATTAACGGTATCGAGGATGTTATGTTTCACCTGCGCCAGCTGGCCGCTTCCCTTGGCGTTGACTCAACTATGTTGGGGTGGGCTGATCAAATGTCCGGCGGGCTAGGTGAAGGCGGTTGGGCGCAAACAGCAATTCAGGCGGCGCTCCGGGCGAACTGGATCCGGGCGGCGGCAAAACAGATGATTGAGCGGTTAATCGACATTCACCTGGCGTACAAGTACGGCAAAACCTATATCGGCGAGGACAGGCCTTTTACCGTGTCCTTCCACTCCATGAATACCGCAATTCAGGAAGAAGAAAACCGCGAACTCGATGCTCGCGCAAACTTTGTCACCCTTCTCGTTCAGGTCATGGACGCTATCAAT